TCACCTTAGTGATGGTGACATAACCAAATGTAGGTTCAGTTTCACTGTAAGGTTGACCTTCTACAGTGGTTCCAGCAATACCATTTGTTTTCACAAAGGATTTCTTGTAGGTTTCCCCACCGTTTAAATTGATGATATTGACCTTATCTACCAATGTTGAAACTTGTGCATAAGGAACTGGTGCAAGCTTGTTTGATACTGTTTCTGGAACCAATACTTCGGAACTAGATACTTGGATGACACGATTTTCTCGGAGTTGTTTACCGCGAAGTTCTAGGGTTTCTTTGTTGTCGGTGCGTGTATCAATGACAATCGGTTTAATGTCTACTTTGGATGCAATCATCATCTTTTTATCAATGACTGAGCGTTCCTCTTGTAGTGCGTTGCATTCAGTATCGAATGCTTCAAGTTTTGCAACATCTGATTCCGCTTCGACAAGAGAACGGATTTCTGTCAAACGAGCTTCGATTTCATTACGTCTTTTTTCTAAATTCATGATTTTTCTCCTTTTGATTTAGTAATTTGTTTTAATACGAATCTTCTTCTTCATCACATCAACATGTTTTTTCTGCTCTTCTAATTCCATAGCCTTTAGTTCTACATCCATAGACTCTAAAGAACGAGCATAGATACTGGTTGAATCGTAAGCTGGTGTGTCTACCACAGAGACATCATAGAGCCTTCCGATTTTAGTGATGGTACGCTTTGGGATTTTGCCTTCTTTATTCCAAGACTGTTCTTCAACAGTGAAAGCAAAACTCATCTTATCAAGCAGGCCACTTCGGACCATCTTGTAGATGTCTTGATTGGATTGGGTGTCCAAAAGTTCTGCATGAACTTTCAATCCATTGTTATCAACCGACAATGTCAGTGATTTATTCTTGGTTCTGGCAATAATTAAAAAGGAGTCCATATGGTTATATTTCATAGGAACATCCTTCATTAAGGTATTTTCAAGTGCATAACGATCAATCTCTTCCACAAAGCCATAGTCTTCATCTCCGATTAATGTTTCCTGGTTAAAGACAATCGCATAACCTTCTAGCGTCATCTTTCCTTCGGTTTCTTCAAACTTAACATCTGCGAGTCTTGTTTCTTTAATCATTGGTTCTTACCTCCACTTTAGTCTTAGTTGGTTTACCTTCGAAAAAATATTCTAGTTCAGAATCTTTGTACTGAAAGTTTATTATCTTGTTCTCTTTGCAAAACTCATCGATGATTTGAGTTTTCGTTTTCTGTGTTTCTAGAATCACTTTGAGTGCTTCTTTTGAAATGGTTCCATTAACTGTTACTTTCATGATTATCCTCCTCACCTACTTGATATTTATTTGCCTTATCTGCATCCACATAGTTGAGCGATTGCAGTCGCTTGTTTCCACCTTCAATAGGTTCTAGTCCAAGCAAAGCTCTGGATTCATTTAAGGTCATAATCCCTAGGCTCATCAGTTTTTCGATGGCACTCACTTTTGTATTCCAGCTTGCATACTGCAATCGTTCACTATAGAAAATAATCTCTTCACAGCGAGTTAACTCATTCTCGGTAAGTAATCCCAATGAAAAAGCCTCCGATAGCTGAATTGCTAGAGGCTCAATGGTTGATTCATAGAATGAGTTAAAATCTTCTTCACTGTATTTGTTAGCGAAAATGGGAGCTGATACTCCAAAATAGTCAAGTATCTTTGACTGTAAGAATTCGAGTGTTTCTTTGTCAATCAACTTTGGGTCGACAGTTAATGGAACATACTCGGACTTTAAATCAACTGGTATGATTGAACTGCCCTTGTTGTTAATTGAATCATTGAGCGCTGAGTCAAACAGTTCTCTTTGTTTCTTTTTATCTGCTTCAGAAAGCATGCCGTTCATCTTGATGATTCCTTTAATCTGCATCGAGGATCTGACTGCGTTATCTATCCCTTGAAGCACATTCTCATTGATTGAGATAGTTTTTAATATGGCTTCATGATCGCCTGATGATCCAGTTCCACCAAAGATATCATTGGAAGCAAAGTACTTCCTTAAGTGAATGACATTTTCATAAGGGAGTGTGAACTGTTGCCCATCGTCAAAATAGAACTTTAAGTAGTATCCATCAGTATTGTCTACTTGCGCTTCGACCATAATTGGTCTGAGGGGATAAAGCGCTTTGAGTCCTCCATTCACTGAATCAAACATCGGATAAACAAATGCGTTATCATTCAGCATCAATAACGTAATCACTTTATAGATGAAGTCGTATGGTGTCATCAGCGGGTTTGGCTTATGCTTTAAAAGAAAAGACAGTCGACCTTGTTTTTCGGTCACTGTCTTATCTGATTCAGTTTTGATGTATCTTGGTTTGAGTTTCGCACACTGGCTCGCTACTCGATCAACGCATATTTTTACCACGTCACTTTTTGAGATGTTGGTTCCAAAAGGAGTGAATAATGTATTGTTTTGATTTAATAACTGGAAGGTATTCGATGAACCTTCTTTTTTCTTTCTAGTGAATATACCCATAGATTCCCCACTTATTTCTTGCTAGACATAAACTGCCAAATCACTCCATCGAGTGTTCTTATATTAAAATCAGGATACCTTCTTTGAACGATTTTAAGTTGCTTATTGAACTCAGATTGCAAATCTAGATCATCAAGATTTGTTGTCTTCAAATACTTAGTAAAAAAGTTAATGATATGTCGATCTTTCTTAAAAGTTCCTGTATCTCCTGAAAGCATCAATGCATAATCAAAAGTAAGTAATTTTGATTGCCCTTTGATTTGCTTAAGTGATTTCATGAGTTCCATATTCTCTTTATTTTTTAGTAAGTCATCTTTGGTTTCAATTCCGAATTGATGCAATACATTTAAGTATTGAACAACTGCCTCAGCCTTAAGTATCCCATTGGTTGTAGAGGTTCGTTGTTTATTATCAAAGACTGATGCAGCTAGCACTTCAGGACTTTGAAAACTAAATTCGGATACAAATTGACTGACGGTATATTGATCTGTTATGTTTAATCCGATATATTTAGAAAACCTTTCAACGGTCCTTTTTGTGCTGGTGTAATTAGCTCCAATTGAAAAAACAGCATCAATAATACAAAACACTAAGCTTTGATATCCATATTCACTCATCTCAGATAATCTTTTTTCAAATATTTCGAGGGGGATTATATCCAAAATAGTTTGATCCCTTTTTTCAATTAACCCAATTCTTTCTATGAACTCAATGGCGTATTGAAGTCCATTACTTAAAAAAATCGCTCCAATAATTGCTTCAATTGTTGTCGCTCTCTTCTTATCTCCATTTAAATCGGAATTATTCCATAGCATGAATACGTCAATATTAAATTTAACCCCAATTTTCTCAAGATTATCGTTTGTTTCCACCTTCTGATAAACATTAGATATATCTTTCCGCGAGATAGAATTATTGCACTGATATGTATTTGAAGTGACTATGAGTTTTATAACATGATCACCAACTATTGCTAATGCATCTTGATTTAATAAATTATGTTCATTGCCATACGAAGAGCATGTGATGGATGTTAATGCATAATCATCTCTTATCTTATATCCAATGAAATCATAGAGCATGCATAGTTTATCAGTTATTTCGTTCTTGTTATATTTTTTGGTTGTCATATTAATCAACTCGCTTTCATACATAAGTTTATTTTATCATGTTTTCGTAATCTATCTTATACCTATTTAGAACTGCGTAAGCAATTATTAAAGCAACTGTCCCATCGATGCGCTTATATTTCGAGTTTAACTTCGAAGGTTGAATATTACCATTCAAGTCTACTTTTGCTTGTGTGTTAGATAGACACCATTTTAAAATCGGATTATTATCATAGATGATTGTCTTATTCTTTAAGTCAGCTTCAAGTTGTTTCATGGGTTCTGATAAGGAATAAACACCTTGACGAACCTTTTCCATGTTAAACCCTAAGTCTTCCATTTCCTTAATCCAATACTGTGAATTCCATGGATCAAAGCCAACCCATAATGGCCTAATTTGATGTTCTTGAATCATTCTCATAAACCACTGTGAAACTAAAGAAAAATCGTTCTGGCTTCCTTCTGTGAGTTTAATGAGCCCTCTTTTGATCCAAATATCATAAGGAACATTATCTTCTTCCATTCGTTTCTTAACCACTTCACTTGGCATGAAGAACTGTGATAATACGTATTTCTTGTTGTCATCTTTTCTTTGAATAACAAGGATTGCAGATGTTAAATCCGTGGTTGATGATAAATCAACTCCTCCAATTGCATATGAATTTTTAAGTGTACTAATTTCGAACTTTGATTCGTTGTTCAAATCATCAAATGACAGCCATGCGCCTTGATCCACTTGTTTGATATTGAAGTCTTTACATAACATTGTAACTCTTGTTGAATGGTCATTTTTCGATTTGTTCATGACATCTTCTAGATATGAAGATAACTTTACAATACCAATACTTGGATTTGATTTCTGCCAATTTCTGGAATCATCATAGATCTCTTGAGTATTGTCCTGAGTATATAACCAGGGTAATACACGCTCATCTGTGATTTCACCTTTCAGCATTTTTCTTGCATAGTCTAGTTTGTTGTCAAGGAAACCTCCAACTGTAGTACCTTCAGTAGTGATGATAAATATCAGGGGTTCCTTTTTAGTTGATTGACTTTGTTTAATGGCATCATAGACTTTTGAATCGGTCATTTCATGAACTTCATCAATACAACCTACTTCAATGTTATAACCATCTTTATTTCTACTTTGTGCAGATAATTTCTTAATCTTGTTCTTTGTTTTCGGAGAATAAATAAAGAAGATATTCTTTTTACTGCGCTTCTCATTGGACAGTGCAGGAGATTGCTCTCGCATGTTGTTGATTTCTTCAAAAAGAATATTGGCTTGCTCACTTGTATTGGAAGCACAGACGATATCAACACCACCTTTTGATAAAAAGAACTCAGCAAGGTCAATTCCTGCGATGAATGTCGTCTTCCCATTCTTACGAGCAATCAGTAGAATGACTTCATTGAATCTACGTAGACCAGAATCCTTCAGTTTGAATCCATAGGCTACCTGAATAATTGCTTTCTCCCAAAGTTCAAGTATAAATGGTTGTCCATTAAATGGTGACTTTGTGTGTTTACAAAAGGTTTCTATAAAATCGATTCGAAGATTTCCTGGCGCTTCATCAAAAACATACCTTGGGTTCTCTAGATCACTAAGCAATATATCCAGTTGTTTTCTTAACTCTTCACCAACCAGAATGTTTCCATCATCTATTTGGCGGTGATATTCAATTAGGTAGTTCATCAGGTGTTTGCTTTCTTGAGAAACTCATCGAATGCGTCATCACCATCAATAACATTCTTACCCATGATTGAGTTCAGTGTTTTGATGACTGTCCCATATGAGTTAATGAGTTTAGTATAATATTTAGCAGCTTCTGTCTGTCTTTGAGCACCTTTACTAGAGACTTGAACTGCACCATGCTTTCTGATTTGCTCTTGAAGAATACCAAGTTCAACCTTCATGAATGCAGCTTGCTCGAGTAGGTTATCTAACAGTTGAGTTTTGGTTTCGTCAACGGACGAAAAAAGCGACCGCAGTCGCTCTAGTTCTATATTGATATCTTTTAGTTTAGACACAACAACACCTCATTTGAATATAGCTTCTGGACATATCATAACCGGTCCTACTGCACTCATTCCAAAGACTCTACTTGCTAGGTGATTGAACTCCATATTGTGTATCAAGCCTTCTTCATTAACTAAAACAATGTGACCTGGAATTCTCAAAGGATATACCTCGATGTATCCTTTGACTTGTTCTTGCAGTTCATCTAGCTCGAAAGACGAACCCTTTGGTTTTATAAAAGCGATGGAATTATCAGTATCTAAAACTAGTGCCTTGTCTTGATAGATGCCACTTAGAAACAATCTAAGCGGGATCACTCTTGAACTGTTGCATTCTGAACAGCACTCTTCGTTTCCTATTGGGTGCGCGTTGTGTGAGTCACCCATGATTTCTTTATTGCACAAGCTGCATGTCATTGTTAATTACCTCAATTAAGTCTTCTTCTGGGATGATTGCTAAATCTCCCCAGGTGCCATGTAGTTGATCAAGTCCATCGATATATTCGATGACTCCTTCTCTACCGTTATAATGGTCTTCACCCTTCATATCGATGATTCTAATTTTATCTCCAATTTTGAACATGATAAGTACCTCCTAAGATTAGTAATATATATCACTCTAAAGAGAGAAAATAGCAAGTAAAAAAGCGACCTAAGCCGCTTGTAAATTTGTAAACATGTTATCAATAATATTGACCCAAAATAAAGTTTAAATAACCTTACCAATAAAGATAGCTTTTAAGAATTGATGCACTCTAGTAGAGGTGAAGTCTTCAATTCGTTTCTCAAGAAACATCATGCTTAATTCCTTATTGATTTGATTTCTGTACACACCATTGGAAATAAGAAAATCAATATCACCAGGGTTATCTTTGTGATCTTTGAAAATTTTCAAAGTTTTAAGATTATCATCAGTCTCAGTAATAATAAATCCGTATACATCCATTTCATCCATATCAAATTTTAAGTTTTTATTTGAGTTTATCAGTTCAAACCTCTTTAAAAGATACTTTCTAAAACGTGTATCTGCAAACCCACCAAACTTAATATCGAGAAGCATACATTGAAAGTCAATGCAGTTGATATTTATTGGGTAAAACGCATATTTATTCATTTTAGGTATAATATCTCTTTGAATTTCAGAAG